CGACGGTGTTTGCGAACGCCCTCAAGGTCGAGGAGTCCGACGCCGCCAGCACTGGCTACTCCGACGTGACCGGCCTCGTCATGGGTGCCGCGAGCGGTTTCACCGTTCCGGCCATCTCGGCGGCCGGCACCGCGGCGACCTCGGTCGTGAAGCTCGATGTCGATACGAAGGCCCGGAAGCGCTACCTCCGCGTGGCGTACACCCCCGGCGCTTCGGCGAACATCGCCATCACTGGCCGGCTGTCGCGTGCTGAGACGGCGCCCGAGAATGCGTCGCAGGCCGGTTCGCTGGCCTGGGTCCGTGGCTGATCCCGTACAAGCGGGACGGCCATGATGGCCGGGTAAGGCGCAAGGATGCGCGCCCGCTCCTCATAAGGAGCGAACCCCATGATGCTGCGTGTCGGTAACTGTGAAGCCGAGGTGAAGGTCTGTGCTCTGATGAGCACCCCTCGCCTCGGCTTCACTGACAATTTCTTCTGCGTCTCGCAGGCGCTGACGCCCCACAAGATTCCCATCATCAAGCACTCCGGTGCGTTCTGGGGTCAATGCGTCCAGCGTTCGATGGAAACCGTCATCAATGACTATGACGTCATTCTGACGATCGACTACGACAGCATCTTCACGGCGAAGACGGTCGAGGCGCTGATCACGCTGCTTTACTGGAGCGGCTATGACGCCATCGCCCCGCTCCAGACCAAGCGCGAGGCGAACGCGGTGATGTTCGCTCTCGCCGGCAAGACGCCGGAGGAGCAGACGACCGTGGGCGACGACTGGTTCTCTAAGCCCGTCCAGCCCGTCTCGACGGCTCACTTCGGCTGCACGCCGATCAAGACGGCGGCGCTCAAGAAGATGGAGAAGCCGTGGTTCCTCTCGGTCGCCAATGAGCAGGGCGAGTGGACGGGCGGGCACACCGACGAAGACATCTATATGTGGCGGAAGTTCGAGGCGGCCGGCAACAAGCTGGGCATCGCCACGAACATCAGCATCGGCCACGCCGAATTGATGATCACCTGGCCGTCGCGGGAGGCCGAGGACGGCAAGGTGCAGCAGCACACGACGGACTACTGGGCCGAGCGGAAGCCGCACGCCAAGGCGTGGGGGGTGGTCGAATGAAGATCAAGGTTTTGCGGTCGTTCGGCGGCTACAAGGCAGGCCAGGAATTCGACTGGGGCGACGGCATCGCCCGCCTCTACATCGGCCGCGGCCTCGTCGCGCCGGTGGAGGAGCGAGTCGAAGCCGCCGTCGTCGAGCAGCGGTCGGAGCGGGCCATGATTGATACCCGTCCTAGGAAGAGGCAGCCGAAATGATCACCGGAAACGGTCTGGTCTACGTCGTCCCGCAGTCGCCGTCGGTCGGCTTGACGCCGTATCGCAGCCTTCGGCGTCACACCGAGCCGGCGGTCGAGCCGGTGACGCTGGCCGAGGCGAAGGCCCACTGCCGCGTCGATGTCAGCGACGACGACGCCTACCTCTCCACGCTGATCACGGCGGCTCGCGTCTACGTCGAGGACATTCTGGACGTGTCGATGATTTCGACCGTCTGGGAGGCCCGCTATGACGCCTTCCCGCTCTGGGAGATCACGCTGCCGCGGCCTCCGATGCAGCCGCAGACGGTGACGGTCGTCTACCGCGACGAAGGCGGGGCCGAGAACACGATCACGAGTGCCGCGAACGCCTTTCAGGTGGACGTCTACGCCACCCCCGGCCGAATCTACCCGCTCTACGAGCGGATCGACTGTGCCGGCGACGCTCAAGCACCTGATTCTGCTTCTGGTGGCCCATTGGTACGCCAACCGGGAGCCGGTAACGCCTGCGAATCTCCAGATTCAGAACATCCCGATGACGTTCCAGACGCTCCTGGCGGCTTCTGGCTGGGGGGGCTACCGATGAGCCTGACGGCGACGGTGCAGGCGAACGTGTCGGCCACCCGCACCGAGCAGGTCGGGCTGACGCGGGCCTCCACTGAGCATCCCGTCTCGTTCTCGTTCGACGTCGGCGACTGCTCGAAGGTCTGGAGCGACCGCCGCACGTTCGGCGCCATCGGCCACGACGATATCGACCTGCTCTCAAGCGGCATCGCGATCGTCAAGCTCATCTGCATCAAGAATCTGTCGAAAACGTCGGCTATCGCGATGACGGCTGGCTGGAGCGGCACCGACTTCCGCAACTTCGTGCAGGACTTCGTGGGCTGGAACTTCTCGCCGATGATCAACCTCGGCTCGCTGACTTTGAGGGGCTATCCGATCCGCGAGGGCGGCGCCTTCCTGCTTTCCTGCCCGAACTCGAGCGGCTTCGCGACGACTTCGGGCGGCAGCATACTCCGCATTGGCGGCGTGCAGGGCGAGCAATACGAAATCTACGTCATGGGAAACTGACCGATGCCTCTGAATGCCCAAGTCGCCGTATCCATCGTGGCCCACGAAACCGCCGCTGGCGATCTGTCGCGGGCGATGCGGGTCACGCCGGCCACCTACGCCATGCTGTTCACCGACGGCACGGCGGCGAACCAGGCCCAGGTGGTGTGGAGCGCCGTCCGCGTGTGCGCAGGCAACGACACGATTCAGCTCTCGTCGCTTCCTGACACCAGAGACGGCGCGGCGGTAACGGTTTCGTTCACGGCGGTGAAAGCGTTGTATGTGCGAAACACGCACGCCACGAACTTGCTAGGACTGAGCACTTCCTTGAACAACTCGATCGGCGTCGTGCCCGGCGGCGTCTTCTTGGTCGTAAATCCGAGCAACACTGGCGCGACGAGCAATATCGGGGCGGCCGTGAATCACTTCATCACTGCCACGGCAGGCACGACTTACGAGATCGTCATCATCGGCGAGGGCACCGTAACGTGATCAAAGCCGGGATGCTCAATGAGCGAGTGACGATCCAGGCTCCGACGGAGATTCGGAGTCCGATGGGCGAGGTCACGCTGTCGTGGGCGAGTGCCGGCACGGTCTGGGCCTACGTCGAAGGCTTGTCGAGCCGGGACATCCTCCAGGCCCAGCAGGCCAACGTCGTCGCCACCCACAAGGTCATCATCCGCTACCGCGCGTCGGTGACGGTCCAGCACCGGATCGTCTGGCGAGGCAAAACCCTTGAGATCGCCAGCGTGACTGAGCGGCAGCACCGCACAATGATGGAAATGCTCGTGCGAGAGATGCAGTAATGGCAATCGTCACGCCGAATACCGTGCCGAGGATTCTGGACGGCGGCCTCACCGGCCGCGAGACGGCCAGCGCCTTCGCGCGTGTTCAAATTACTGGAGTCAACGAATTCGCCGCCCGCCTGCAAAAGGCGGCCGACGCGCTGGGCAAGGATCAGTCGGCCTTCTTCCTTCGGGCCGTCCGCAACGCCTCGGAGCCTATCCGAGTCGGCTACATCAACAAGGTTCGCGACGTCACCGGGAACCTGCGGAAGTCGGTCAGAACAAAGACGAGGAACTACGGCAACGGCATCTACGTCGCGGTCACGGGGCCGGCGCAGTCGGGCAATCGCGGCTCTGACCCAGAAGAAGGCAGCGGCAATCACGCCTGGCTGGTCGAGTTCGGCACGGGCCGCCGCAGGCCCGGCACACAGGGCCGTCGCACCTACGTCAACGTCCACCAGCAGATCAACGGCCGGATGAAGCGTACGCAGACCATGAACGACGAGCAGTTCGCTCGCTCCGGCGCCGGATATTACTTCATCATGGGCAGTAGGGACGAGCCGACGCGGCAGGCGCGGCGTGGCAGCGGCTACCCGCACGACTTCGGCCCGATCACGCTCGGCCCAGGCGACACCATCGCCCCCATGCGAGCACAACACCCGATGGAAAACACCATCCGCGAGTCGGCAAACGTCGTGCAGACCTTACTCAATAACGCAATCTCCAGGCGGATGGCGAATCTCTGATGCTCATCTCACCCGAAAAGCACGTCTACCTGAAGCTCATCTCCACGCCTGGCGTCGTGCGGCTGGTGGGCTTTCAGGTCTACCCCATCGCCGTGCCGGCGAAGCCCGTCGCCAGCCTGCCGTTCATCGTTTACAAGCGGTCGAATATCACGCGGGAGTCGTCGCTGTCGGGGCCGATGTTCATGCCGCTGGTTAGCCTCCAGATTTCGTCGTGGGCGCTGACGTATGACGGAGTCAGGGAGCTTGGCGACGAGGTGCGGCTGGCCCTCGACGGCCACACCGGCACACTCGCAAATGCTACTATTGAGGATATGAGGTTGGTGTCGGAAACCGACGACTTCCTCGACCCGACCGTGGCTGGGGCGCAACTGCCGCCGGCCTACGAGGTGAGGCAACTGTATCAGATTAGGTGGCAGGAATCTGCCACTTAGTAACTGGCGCAAGGAGGCGCAACACATATGGCCGGCGTTTCAGCACAGGGACTGACGTTCTCGTTCGGTGGCAGCAATCTCACCGTCACCTCGTTTCAGGTCAATGACACGCAAGACCTCATCGACGGCTCGCACCTCGGCATCGCGCCAAACGGCCGCCGGGAGTTCGTCGGCGGCTTCGCCACCGACCGCGAAGTCACCTGCGACTACATCTCGACGAACGTGCTCACGGCTGGCACCTCAGGCACCCTGTCGATCTCAGGCCCGGTGGCGTTCAGCGGCTCTGCGACCATCGCGTCGGCCTCGATCGGCGGCTCCGTCGGCGCCCTCATCAGCGGGAGTGCGACCTTCCGCGTCGCGTAAGCGATGGCTGGAGTATCGTCGCAAGGCACCTACTTCTCGTTCGGCGGCGCCGTCTATACGGCGACGAGCATCACCGTCAACGACGGGTTCAGTGGCGGCGGCAGTGGCGGCTCGCTGCAACGGCAGCGAGTGTCGGCTGCCACGCTGGCGTCGAACCCCAATTTCTACGAACCGTATATCCCGCTCTGGTTCCCTGACCCGACCGGCCAAGGCGGCGGCGG